TCAGAATGTGGTTTGAACAAGCAGGATTTAAAAATATACAGATAATACAAACTAAGCCACACAACCCACCACCTGTAAATGGTGAGTATCGTGGGCATTACCTTCACGCAAGTGGGGTGAAATAATGAAACCAACAATGAGATTTGTATTAGATTCATCTAGAAGCTGTAATATAAAATGTAAATTCTGTTATTACCTACATACTTATGATAAATGGAAAGAGTATGATTGGAGTTTAGATAAAGCGAAAGGAGTCATTGATAGTGGAATTGCTAGAGGTAATGATTATATGGATGTTACAGGGGGAGAACCCACAATGTATAAACACATTTGTGAGGTGGTTGCCTACGCTCTTTCTAAAAATGTTAAGACCTGTATCATAACTAACGGAATAGTTCCTAGCCATAAAGCAGAGAAATTAATAAGTGCAGGAATAGACGAGTTCTTAGTTTCAAGACATGGTTTAGAAGATACTCATGACTTTACAACCAATTGCAGAGGTGCTTATAGGAAGCAATTGAATTTCCTACACGTTCTGGATATGAATGAGATACCTATCAGATTCAATTGTGTTATAAACCATTTTAATCAACATGACATTTATGAGATAGCAAAAGAACTTGTTCAGCATAAGCCTAGAATTGTGAACTTTATTAATATGAATCCTCACCATGAATGGCAAGACAAGAATCTAGAGACTAAGAAAGTTGCAGCAGATTTAAATGTGGTAGAACCATTGCTTAACAAAGCTATCAAACTTTTAGAAGATAATGGTATAGGAGTCAACGTCAGATATTACCCTATGTGTAGAATAGCGGAAGAGTATAGGAGATGTATTTGTAATGATTTACATGTGGTATTCGATCCCTACGAATGGGATTACAACATAGAACCTAAAACTGTTCAGGCTTTTGATAATTGGGGAAAACGCACAAGCTCAAATGTTGAATGTAAAAATGGTTCTTGTAAAGAATGTGACTTACAAAACATTTGCGGAGGTATTAACAAAGCTTTTGATAGAGCAACAGATTACAAATATACAAAGCCTGTTAAGAACTTCAAAGAGAACAAAGAAGATTTTTACTTTTACAGAAAAGATAACATAAGGACAATAACATGAAAAAAGAAACCTTAATCACAGGAGTCTTAATATGAAATCACCCATACTTATAACTGGCTGCGCACGAAGTGGGACATCAATGACAGCAGGTGTTGTAAACATCTGTGGAGCACATGGAGGCCACACAAGTCCTGCTACAATATACAATAAAAAAGGTATGTTCGAAAATGCTGATATAAGGAATGACTTAGTAAAGCCTCTCTTACAAACTCTAGGAGTTGATCCTATGGCACAGCATCCTTTACCAGATGTAAATCTGTTTAAAGAGTTAGATGGTGCGGAATGGAGAGAGAAGATAGAAAAGATTTTTAAGGAGCAAGGTGTAGGAGAGGATGACACTTGGTTCTACAAAGGTGCAAAGATGTGCTTAATGTGGCCTTTATGGAATGCAGCTTTTCCTGATGCTAAGTGGATTATAGTCAGGAGAAGAAGTAAAGAGATAGTAAACTCCTGCATGAGAACTGGTTTCATGAAAGCTTTTGATAAAGAAGAGGGATGGCAAGGATGGATTCTACAACATGTAGAAAGATTTAATGAAATGCTTCACGCTGATTTAAATTTGATTGAAGTTTGGCCCCAAGAAATGATTGACGGTCAATTCAGTGAGATGCAATCAGTTATAGAGTGGTTGGACTTAGAATGGAAAGAAGCAGAAGTAAGAGAATTTGTTTCTCCAAATCTGTGGAATGAAGGAAAGGTAGTTGTGAATGATAAGATTATAGCAGAAGCTTTTGATAAAGGAAGGTTAGGATAAAATGGCACGTGTGACAGATGCAGAGGTAGCAGCAATACTTGATACTACAGTATCCAGTTTTACACCGTTTATAACAGCAGCTAATACGCTTGTAACAACTATGTTAGCCACACCTGCAAAGGTAACAAACACTACGTTACTAAAAGAAATAGAGAGATGGTTAGCAGCACATTTCTTCAAGTGTAGTTTAGAGATGCAAGAGAAGGTTCACGAAGTAGGAGAAACTAAGGCAACATTCTTCGGTGCTTCAAATGAGAAACTTCTAAACTCTACCCTATATGGGCAGACAGCACTGGTTATGGATACGTCAGGAACACTGTCAAACTTAGGTAAGAGGATAGGAAGATTTAAACCAATTCTAGCAATTAGCAGAGCAGAGGATGCGTAATGACATCACATATAACAAGAGGACACAATCAAACATTAGTCTATTGGGCTTTCTCAGCTAGAGATGGTTATGGCGGTGCTACGTTTACTGCACCAGTTGAGATATCTGCTAGGTGGGAAATTAAGCAAAAGATGTACACCACTACTACAGGTCAGAGATTAGAAAGTAGTCACGTTGCATATGTAGGACAGGATGTAGAACCTAATGATTGGTTATTTTTAGGATCATTAACTGACATAGCTTCTGCCATAGATGAGACCAATCCTAAGAATGTGACAAATGCTCTGGAAGTGAAAGCAAGAACTAAAATACCGTCATTAAGAGCAGACAAGTTTCAAAGGATAGCTTTTATGACAGAGGCAACTTCTACGAGGTAAACATGGGAATAAAAGTAATAGGTGGAAAATTAGTTATAAACAATCTTAAAAGAGCTATAAAAAAGATAGAGGGGAAACTATCTAGAGTAGGAATGCTTAGAGTAGGTAGATTGGTTATGGACAGATCAAAAGCATTAACACCAATGGATAAAGGTAACTTAATGGAAAGTGCCTTTGTTGTGTTTGGAGGTGATAAGATAGCTCCACAATCTATATCTACAAATAACTTTAACACCTCAGAACCAGAAGGAAAAAGAGTTGCCTCAGAACATGGTAGTGTGGTAGCAGAACATACAGCTAACAGAAGACCTAATCCATTTGCAGTAGTAGGACATTCAGCTTTTTATGCTTTAAAAGAACATGAAGCTTTGGATGAAGTGCATGTTATAGGGCAGCCAAAGTTCTTAGAGACTGCTGTAGCACAATCGAGAAGAGAAATACTAAAGATATTGAAGGAGAGTGTGAAGAGATGAATAGTCCTAGCCAAGACATAAAAGATTTATTAGAAGCATCATCTGCAGCTACAGGACTTACATTTGGAACTGATCTATTTGTAGGACAAGAACCTGATGGTGGAGGCATAGCAGACAAGGTAGTAACTGTTTTTGATACAGGTGGTGGAGAGCCTGACCCAAACAGAAGCTTGAAAGAACCAACAATTCAAGTAAGAGTAAGAGGAGATGACTTCGGTTATCAAGCAGGATATACTTTAGCAGAAACTGTATTCGATGTTCTACATGGAGTAAAGAATACTACAGTTAATTCTACTAGGTATGTACACATCATAGCTACATCGGATATATTGTTTTTAGGATTTGATAAGAATAACAGACCGATGTGGACAATGAACTTCAGGTTAATGAGGACAGCATAGTATGATGAAAATTAGTGATTTTTGGAAAAAGAGAAGATTGGAAAAGGAACATAAAGGTGATCTTTTATGTGTTTAGAATTATAAGAACAGCTTAAAATTTAGGAGGAAAACAAAATGGCAAGTGGTGCAATTAGTGGTGTAGGAACAGTGTTCAAAAGAAACGCTGTAGCTTTGGCAGAAGTTAATTCTATATCAGGGCCGAATAGAACAAGAGACACGATTGACGTAACGACTCTAGATTCAACAGGTGGTTACAGAGAGTTTATTGGTGGTTTCAGGGATGGTGGAGAAGTAGTTATAGATATGAACTACACAAGAGCAGGATTTGATTCGCTTAACACTGACTTTGAAAACAACACAACTGCTCAAGCTTATGTAATAGTGATGCCTGATACAGGGAACACAGAGTTTGCTTTCTCTGGATGGGTGACATCTATCAGTAAGAGTATACCATTGGATGATAAAATCACAATGAGTGTAACAATTAAGATTGACGGACAGATTACAGAAACATCATAATAATTTTTTGACCTTAACCATAGGAGTTTTAAAATGGGATTTTTAACAAAAGAACAAATAATGCAAGCACAAGATTTAAAGACTGAAACAGTCCACGTTGAAGAGTGGGGTGGTGACGTACAGGTAAGAACTATCACAGCTAAAGAGAGAGATGAATTTGAGAAGCAGTTGATAAGTGGTGATCAAGCAGACCTTGAAAACATAAGAGCTAAATTCGTAGCAGCTACAGTAGTTGACGAAAAAGGAAAGCTTATGTTTAATAAAATGGATTTGATTGATCTAGGAAAGAAATCAGCTTCTGCAATGGATAAATTATTCGAAGCAGGACAAAGACTTGCAGGACTTAAAAAAGAAGAAGTTGAAGAGCTAGTAAAAAACTAAAGAAGCCAAGCAACCTTATTAAATTCAGACTTTGTTTGGCTTTAGGATTCCCACATCCAGATTATTTAATGGAGGGTCTGACTTCGAAACAACTTAGTGATTGGGAAATTTACTACGCAGTAGAACCATTTGGTGAGGAAGCTGAGTGGAGTAGAATTGGTAGGTATTGTAGCTTACTGATCAACTTGAAATTAAAAGAAGGAAAAGAACAGTTTACACCATTTGATTTTATGCCTGAATTATATGAGGGCAAGAGAAGTAGAATGAAACAAACATCCGAAGACCATGTTGGCATGATGAGGTCAATGATAAAAAAGGAAGAATAACATATGGCTAATATAGGAACATTAACAGTTGTAATTGATGGGCAAACTTTTAAACTTGAAAAAGCAGTTAAAAAGGCTCAAGGACAGGTGCAGGGATTTACCAAAAAGAGTACGTCTGGTTTCAAAACTATGAAGCAGTCTATTCTTTCGGCTAGGTCTGCAGTAATTGCCTTTGGTGCGGTAAGTGCTCTTTTAGTAGGAAAAATATTTGGTTCTGCTGTAAAAGAAGCAGGTAATTTTGAAGAGTCACTAGGAAAAATCAATTCACTTATGGAGAACTCAAATTTAGTATTTGGGGAATTCAGAAGTGGTGTCATAGATTTATCTAAGGAGTTCGGGAGATCAAAAATAGATTTAGCTACTGGTTTGAAAGATATCATTGATGCCACAATTCCTGCATCAGAAGCTATGGATGTTTTAAGAGCTTCTGCTAAATTAGCAGTCGGAGGTTTTACTGACGTAACTACTGCAACATCTGCCACCATCTCAACTTTCCAACTTTACAGGAATGAGTTAAAGGATGCTACAGAGGCAACTGATTTCCTATTCGCCACACAAAAACGTGGTAGATTGACTTTAGAGGATTTAGCGAAAAACATTGGCACGGTAATTGGTGTGGCCAAATCAGCAGGTGTTTCATTGCAAGACTTGGGACAAGGTTTCGCAATGATTAGCAGGGTAGCGAAAAGTGCTCCTAAGACTGCTGTGCAATTTGCTGCATTGATAAAAACATTTACACAGACACAGTCAATAGACTCACAAAGATTAGCCTTTGAAAAATTCGGTGTTACCTTAAATTCAACAGCTATAAAAAATGGTAAGCTTATAGAATCCATTTTAAAATTTAAGGATGCCAGTGCAGAAGAATTAAGTATCATTTTCAAAAATGTTCGTGCATTGAGGGCAGCAACAGCTATTCTGAACCAAAAAGCTAAAGCACAAGAAGATGCTGCTGAAATTGCGGGTAAAGCAGGAATTACTGACAGAGTAACTATGGAGGCTCAAAAACTCTTCAATGAACAGATGAAAGTTTTTGTTGAGCATATGAATGACTTGAAACTGGCATTTGGTGGAGAGTTGCTTTCATCCTTAACCCTATTTGCTAAGATCTTTATATCATTAAAAAATTCAGGTGTGCTCAACGTATTATTCCTCCCTGGGTTCAGAATAGCTATTGCTGGCTTGGATGCTTTCATCAAGGAAATGGAGAAAGCAAAAAAAATCAGAGAGGGTATGAGAGAATTAGAGAAACAAAGTGAGATTTTCATATCTTCTGGCGGTAATATGAATGATCTCAGAGGTGGTCTTAGCAGAGAAGATATTCCTAAAGGTGGCACAGGTTCCTCTGCAGCAGAGAACTTAAAATCTGACCTAGTATCTTTTGGTGCAGAAATAAAAAGATTTAAATCTGACTATGATAAGGTTACAAAAAGTTCTACAGATTTTGCAATTGTGCAGTTTCAGAGAGAGGCACAAGAGTTTGAAATATTGGTTCGTAAGAAACTGATCAGCCAAAAAGATTTTGATGAGTTCAGAACAAAGGGCTTGCAGCAAATCCGATTAAAGAACGATCAGACTTTTCAAACTATGGCATCAGCAGCTAAGAATTTTGGCGATGATTTCACTGACACTATGACTGATATGGTTATGGGTGCAGAAGTCACCTTTGGAAATATCTTAGAATCATTCTCTAGAATGATCATACAAATGGCTATTAAAACACAGTTTGTACAGCCTATTTTGGGAGGTTTGTTTGGTGCAGCAGGAGGTGGTTCAGGAGGAGGATTAATAGGTGATATCTTTTCTAAATTTGGCAATAGTTCTCCCGATGCAGGTCTTCCATCAGTACCAAATAGTCTGCCTTCAAATTTCAAACTAAATAATGCAGGGCTAGGCATACAAGCAGCAGAGGGCGGTGTAGCTACGAAACCTACATTCGGAACTTTTGGTGAGGCAGGAGCAGAAGCATTAATACCACTCGATAGGTTCAAAGATTTCCAAGGTGGTTCTAACGTGACAGTGAATGTTATAGGAGCACCAGAAGGAACTAAGACAGAAGAGAAAGATGATGGGGCAGGTGGAAAGAGTGTTAACGTAATTCTTGATGAAATGACTGCACAGAACATAAGACCGGGAACGAAGACTTTCAGTAAATTAACAAATACATTCGCAGGAATGAATACTAAACTAACAGGGAGATAACATATGGCAGCGTGGCCTGTATCACTACCACAACAAGGATTCATGGACATAACTGATTCTAGACAGAACGCATTAGCGAGGTCATCTATGGATCAGGGAGCACCAAAGGTGCGTAAAAAGTTTACGGCTGCAGTAAGGAACCTGAGTATTAAGATGATACTTAATGGGACACAGAGAGCTACCTTTGACACTTTCTACATCACTACTACAGCAGAAGGTTCGGCTACATTTACATGGACTGATCCAGTGGATGACTCAGCTATCACATGTAGGTTTAAAACACCTCCATCATGGAGTCTGTTGGCTAATTGTGATGGCTCTACTACGGCTACAAGAATATGGGAGTCTAAATTAGAATTGGAGATACTACCATAAAATGGCTATTACAGACACTACAAAACAACAAGCATTTTTAAGAGAGACATCAGATGTATTCTTAATATTGTTAACTGTATCTCACGCTGACATATCTGATATAAATCTGGTTAATAACAATGAGAATATTACTAGCAATAGTGTTGTCTTTACAGCAATGCCATTTACTATAACTTTACCTGATAGCAAGGAGAATGCTCCACCGAGGTCTACTGTGACTATTGATAATGTTTCTAGAGAAATTTCTACACATATTAGAAATATAACTACACCTCCAACAATAACTATTTCTGTAATAAGAGCAGCAGCACCAGACACGTTAGAAATAACATTTGCTCCTCTAACATTAAGAAATGTACATTGGGACTTCACCACTTTAAGTGGAGAGTTAGTTGGTGAGAACATGGAAGCAGAACCTTATCCTGCAGGTCAGATGTCACCTGCATTTTTTCCTTCAATATTTTAAACTATGAACATAGAAGAATTTGCAAAAAAAGCTGTGAGTGTGTCATTCAAACCACATGGAAGAGATTGGAGTGGGTGGGACTGTTATGGACTTTTGTATCAAGGATACAAAGAAGTAAAGAATGTGGAATTGATTAAGTATGATAAAATAGCGTACAGTGTGAAAGACAGAATCTTACTGCAAAGATTATTTGCAGAAGGAATAGAAAAGTATTGGAAAGAAGTAGATGACATTCAACCTTTAGATGGCATTATGTATTACGCAGCAGGTAGGACATGCCATGTAGGACTTGCAGTAACAGATAAAATGATGCTTCATACAGAGCATGGTACAGGTACAACTTATGAAAGAATTAAAAATTTTAGAAGAATAGAGGGAATTTATCGTTATGTCGGAGAATAATTTAATGCTTCCAGAAGAAGCAGAAAATAAACTAAGAATCATAGCAGTACCGCATCCCTTTAAAGCAGCAGGTATAGACAAGATAGTGAATGAGGGAATGTCTATTTCAGAAATAACTGAAATGGTGCAACCTGATCCTTTCTTGAGAAGATGTGCACATGTATGTATAAATGATGAATACATAAACGATTGGGATATAGTCCCAGAAAAGAACAGTGTTGTAGTTATTAGAACCATACCTATGGGCGGTGGAGGTGGAGGAGGCGGTGGAAGCAGTAGTAAAAGCCCCATCAAAGTTATAGCACAAGTAGCTGTGTTTGTTGTTGCAGCAGCATTGGCTGCTCCTAGTGGTGGTAGTTCTCTTTCACTTGTAGGTGCATTCGGTTGGTCAGGTACTTATATATCTTCATCTTTAATATTCGCTGCTGTTTCTGGAGTAGGTATGTTGGCTATAAATGCCTTATCTCCTCCTCCTAGTGTTTCTTCTCCTAGTCTGGGATCACTTTCTAGTACAGACTCTTTCAGAGAAAGTCCTACATTATTTATAGAGGGAGCGAGTAATACTTTAAGACCTTTCGCACCAATACCAATGGTGTTAGGAAAGCATAAAAATGTGCCTCCTTTAGGTGCTCAAACATATACAGAGATAGTAGGAAATGACCAATACCTCAAGATGATGGTGATATGGGGATACGGCAGATTAGATATATCAAATATCAAAATAGGTCATACACTTATAACAGAATTTGATGATGTGACAATAGAAACAAATGAAGGAGTGTCAGGAGATAGTGCTCATACAATCTACCCAGATACAGTGTCACAAGATGATTTCACAATCACTTTGACAGCTACAGATAGTTGGACTACGAGAACCACTCAAGATAATTGTGATGAGATCAGTGTGGATTTAGTATGGGCTTCTGGTTTAGCTCAATACACTGGAGAAGGAGCAAAAATACCTATTACTGTAACACATGCGATAGAGTATAGCGTTTCAGGAGCTAACTCATGGAGTGCTCCAACCTACACAGCCAAAACAGTTTCTAGTTCAGCTATATCAGGTTCTAACATAACTTTGACTAATAACAAACTCCAAGCTGTGAGGCATGGTTTTAGATGGTCTACGGGTACTAGAGGAAAATATGATGTAAGAGTAAGAAGAACATCTGTAGATTTACTAACAGATGATAAAGTATTTGATGTAGCTACTTGGACAACTTTGAGATCAATAACTAACGAAGACCCAATAAACTTTTCACACCCTCTAGCTACTACAGCTATTTCTATTAGAGCGACAGATCAGTTGAATGGAGTCATAAGTAATCTTAGTGCCACTACACAATCTTACGCTCCAGAATTTGGAGGGTCATCTTGGGCTGATGCATTAACCAGTAATCCTGCTTCCCTGTTTAGACATGTTCTAGAAGGAGTAGGTAATGATAGTGCTGTAGCTGAAAGCAGAATTGACTTAGATAGTGTAGAAGAATTCTGGTCTCACTGTGATACTAACAGTTTTGAGTTCAATATGGTACGAGATTTCCAAGCTAGTGTATTTGATACATTGACAACTATTGTTTCTGCAGGTAGAGGCTCAGTTACACAGATAGATGGCAAGTGGGGAGTTGCTATTGATAAGGCTAAAACTGTACCTACACAGCATTTCACTCCAGTAAACTCTTGGGGATTTGAAGCAGAGAAACTTTTTCCCGATGCTCCTCACGCATTAAGAATGAGGTTTGCTAATAGAGATAAAGAATGGTTGTCAGATGAACGAATAGTTTATGATGATGGCTACACTTCTGCAAATGCTACAGTGTTTGAACAGATGGATGCTATAGGCATAACTAATACTGATCATGTATGGAAGAATGGTAGGTTCGCATTAGCACAAATAAGATTGAGACCTGAAAGATGGTCTTTAAGCACAGACTTTGAATGGATTACAGCTAAGAAGGGTGACATGGTTTTGGTTACTCATGATGTTCTAGTAGTGGGAATAGCTTCTGGTAGAATTAAGACTATTGTATCAAATAGTGCAGGAGACATGACAGGATTTACCTGTGATGAAATACTTACTATGGAGTTAGGGAATGCTTATGGTGTGTCTATAAGAACTGTATCTGACCAAGAGATAGTAAAGACAGTTGTTCTTGATGTAGGTGATCAAACAAGTGTTACTTTTGATAGTGTTATAGCAGCAGCTAGTGCACCTATAGTGGGAGACATGTTTAGTTTTGGAATCTCAGGTTCAGAGACAATTGAAGGACTTTTACTTTCAGCAGAGCCACAGAATGAATTAGCAGCTAGATTAAATATAGTACCTAATTCAGCAGCAGTTTATACAGCAGACACAAGTACTATACCTGATTTTGATTCAAAGATAGTCGTTCCTAGTCCTTTACCTGATGTAACTATTTTATCAACTAGAACTGATGAGAGTATATTAGAAATAGGAGTAGGTAATACTTTACTTTCTAGATTGGGAGTCAGTTTTGTCCCAATAGCTAATGTGTTTGATGCTTCAATTAATGCTCAAATCAGAGTAACAAGTAGTTCTGGAGAGTGGGCTGATGCCACTATAATCTCCCAATCAGCTTCTGAGATTATATTAGGAGATGTATTAGAGGGAGAGACCTATGATGTAAGACTTCAAGCCACAAGTCCTAACTTTATTGTAAATGGAAATTGGTCTTATGCAAATGGTGTCCTTATTATTGGACAGACATCTGCACCATCAGCTTTAGCTAACTTAACTATATCAGCTTTTGGAGGCTCTGCTTTACTTAGATGGAGTACTCCTACAGATTTAGATGTACTTTTTGGTGGAACGGTTCAATTCAGGCATTCAGATGAACTAGATGAAGCGAATGCTTCTTGGTCTGAATCAGTTTCTATAGGTACAACAGCAAAGGGGTCAGATTTAATAGCACAGTTACCCCTAAAACCCGGAACTTACTTAGCAAAAGTATTTGATAAGGGAGGGAGATCAAGTGATGTAGCTAAAGTAGATACTAAGCAAGCTACAATTCAAGCATTCTCTTCTGCAGCATCTGATGTAGTGGAGGAAACAGCTTTCTCAGGAATTCATACAAATACTGCTGCCCCTGATGGAATACTTAAACTTTCAGCAGCAGGTTTAATGGATACTTGGACAGATGTAGATACAATAGCAGATTGGGATAGTGAAGGAGGAATGGAGACTTCAGGAACATACGACTTTGCTGCAGGGTTTGATTTAACTACTGTTAAGGCTGTAAGGCTAACTACTGATTTGACTGTAGTAATTACTGGTCTGATTGATCTAATGGATTCATGGGCAGGTAATGTGGATGATAGAGAAGATTGGGATGGTGATGGAGGTGCTCCTGCAACAGCACAAGTACAGGTAAGGCAGACAGATGATGATCCTGCTACGTCAGCAGCATCGTGGACAGCATGGAATGATTTAGATAGTGCAGAATTTAATGCGAGAGGTTTCGATTTCAGATGCCAATTGACAACCACAGATACATCATTTAATATTTTAGTAAGTAAATTACAAGTTATAGCGGAGGAATTATAAGATGCCTAAAGTGGCGGTGTTTGAATTAATAGGGAAACAGAAATCCTTAATAGGATACAAGGACAAAGAAGAAGTTGAGGATGATGATGTAGTTGTTCCAGATAATTGTGATCTAGTTGCAGATGGCAGGTATTGGTATAACGAGGAAACGAAACAATTTGTCCCATTTGGGCATGGTTTTGCAAAACCAAAGAAACCACAAGTGACAAAGGAGAGGGTATGGTACCTATTTATGAAAGCTGTTATAGATAGTGAAGTAGTAGAAATCATGCCTAGTGAATGCTCACAGTGGTTGACATGGTATGAGGAAAATTTAAAAATTAGAGAAGAGGAAGAATTATTATTTAGGAGGAGTAGATAATGTCACAAGATGATATGAATATAGCCAATGCGGATGGTGCTACAGTGAGAGCAGATATGAATTCTCAGATTGGTGCATTAGTCACTCACAGTTCTGGTGCAACTGCACCCTCTACCACGTTTGCATTTCAAACATGGGCTGACACTGCAAATGATTTGATGAAGCAAAGAAATACAGGTAACAGTGCATGGATAGTATTATGGAAAATATCTACAGGGTTTTATGCAGTTGGTGCGGATATTGCGAGTGCAACTGCATTGCCAGTACTTGCAGATGGTTTGTTTAATGATGTTACAGGTACAACTACATTTACTTCAATCAATGCACTTGGTATTGGCTCAACTAAGTATTTACAATTCGATGGAGCATTAACTGTTACACATCATGCAACTGATTTAGTATTGCCACAAGGTAAGGATATTTTAACTCAAGCCGGGCAGATTCTTGGATTTTATGAATATGCAGCAGGAGATTGGAGATTAATATTTAATTCATTCTCTTCTACTATAGGTAAACATACTATATGGATTCCAGCAAATGCGTGGAGGCCAACTACATCAAATGGGTGCGCTGCAATTGCAGATATTGAAACTACTGCTGGTAATCCAGATGTACAAGCACTTGCATTTGATGCAAGTGCAGACGAGCATGCTCAAGTCGGAATTATGTTTCCGAAGTCTTGGAATTTAGGAACACTCACATTCCAACCACAATGGACTACTTCTGGCGCAGTATCAACAGGGGTTGCTATAGCTTTACAGGGAATAGCGGTAAGTGATAATGAAAGTATAGATCAAGTGTTTTCTGGTGGAACTCCAGTAGTTGTTACAGATGATGCACAAGGAGCCGCTTACGAACAATTAACAGCTGCGGAAAGTACCGCAGTCACTATTGGTGGCACTCCGGCTGATTTTGATATGGTATATCTAAGATTATTCCGTGATGTTTCTGATGGGAACGATGATATGACTCAAGATATGTTATTCATTGGAACACATGTAACATTTAATACAGATCAAGGAGAGGACACATAATATGAGATATGCAAAGATTGACAGGGCAACTGGCAAGGTCTTAAAAGTTAAAGAGTTTGACAATATCAATATGCCATTGAATAAACCTCATGTATGGATTGAGATTGTTAAAGAGGACATGCCTGTTTATGACAGAGAGACTCATAAAGCTGTCAGGACTATTACTCAACCAGACTTATCAGATTTAGATATTGATGTTTCTCCAACAGTGCAAAGAGTACTTGGGTATGACGTTATACCATTATCACCTGATGAACTACAGACTGTCACACTTGGAAAGATAAAAGCAACTAATGAAATGTTGTTTGATATGGTTGAGAGGATAATGGCTGCGATTGCAAATAATCCTGCACCATTAAAAAGAAATGATTTTCCTGAGACTGATTGGGATGTCATCAATGCTCGTTTAATATTAAGAGGGGAGGATTCTGTATAGCATGGCATGGTCAAAAAAGAAATGTGGGCTATATTTAAACGATCATCTTGCAGATTTTGAAGCAGATTTTACTGCAAGGTTAAGCCCTCCTGCTCAATTTGAACAGCACAAAAGAGTTTGTTATAGATTGATGGGTACACATTTGATCGGTTTTGGTAGTGGTGGTGCTGTAGGTGTATCTGCGGATGCCACTTCTTACATTTTTGATGGTACTGGCGATTTTAAATCTGCACCAGATTCTTCTGATTGGGATTTATTTACCGACACATCTAATATGACCATTGACCTGTTTGTAAAGTTTGCCGTACATACTGGCACTGAGTATATAATGAATCAAGGAAACGGTACTTTGGCATGGAATTTCCAGCATGTACATGGCAGTGGGTTTAAGATGGCTGTTATAGACTCCACTGAAGTAATTGATATGCCTCTTGGTGGCGAAATAACAGACACAAACTGGCATCATCTGGCTTTCATAAAAGTTGTTGACGAGTATGGTATATATGTAGACGATACACAGGTAAGCTTCCTTGATGACCCAAGCACTATTTCTTCAATCACTACACAACTTAACATTGGATGCTGGAATGCCTCAAGCAATTTCTTCAACGGCAATAAAGATGAGATAAGGATTTATCATGGCAATCCTTTTGGTGCTGCACCAAATGTAGGGCTGTCTGATACAATAACAGCTCCAACTGAACAACACACAGTTGATGGTTCTACAAAATTATTAATACATGGAGCAGAGCCTGTGGTTTCTGGAAGCAAGGGAACCGATGGGTGGACAGCTCTTGATGCTACTGGAAATCATACCACAACTGGTCATGGAGATTTAGACGAAGACACTGTAGACTTTCAGTTTTAAGCTTCTTTTTTAACTTTCTTTAACATGAGATGCGCCTTTCTTAATCTTAACATCAAAAGTTTTATCTGCGCAATCTGTTAACTCATCTAGATGAGTTACAATGATGAATTGAAGGTTAAGCTTCTTTGATAATTCTTTTAATAATTCTGATGCCCTAGGAAGAAGGTCTTTAGAGAGAAACTTGAATGGCTCGTCTAATATAATTGTGTTCCTGCTTCTAGGGTTTTGCAAAGTCCACAAAGCAATCCGTAATGCAAAAGAAACAGTATCAATTACACCCCCTCCGCTTGCGGTAAGGGGGTTGATTTTCTCACCGTCTTTCTCAAATAACAACTCACACTCAGTCTTATTTCTCTTCACAACAAATTCAATTTTGAATTCATACGGATCGTCAAAGATTGTCTCTAGAGCCATAGTGACTATATCAGAAATATGAATCTCTAACTGACTCTGAGTATCTTTAGCTACCTTTTGTATAATGGCTTGAGCTTCTTCTGAACGTCTAATAGATTTCTTAAGAACCTTTCTATTATTATCCAGTTCTAGAAGAGTCCTTTTGACTTCATCTCTCTTACCTTTTTCCTGATCTATTTGTGATCTAAGTTCTTTAATCATTTCCACCATCTTTGTTTATATTTTGTCCACGCTTCAACTAATAATCTATGTTGTTCGTTCACTAGACTAAGTGTTTTCTCTGCTTCCTTTTTTGCAAGGAAATTATAAGTGCTTTGATTATCATACTGCCCTGTTACAAGTGGCACTTCCCAAAATACTTCGATTGGTTTTTCAAGTAATTGCATTATGATCCTAAAACTGCATTCTTTATTATACATAAGAAACAAGTCATAGGGAGGCTCTATTGCCACTATAGTATCCAGAGACACATAAGTTCCATTACTCAATTTGTATATTTTATTCATTTATTAGCATCCCATCCAACTTATCAATTTTCTTTTCAAGTTTAGTTTCGAGTTTCTTGATAGCTGTTATTTCTTTTTTTATAATCTTATCTGCTTCTTCAAAAGAATCACAACCATACTCATCTTTAAGATGTTTAAAGTAAGCTTCCTCTTGTCCTTCAAGTCTGATGACCTTAGTGTTCTGGAGTTCTATTCGTTCCTTTATAGTAGTTAACTTATCTATCATTGGCATTCAAGACTCTCCCATATCTTTTCTTTTGTTTTGTCATTCACTTTATTCTTAGTGAAAAACTCTTCTAAATTCTTCTCAAAATTGAAATCAATATCATAAGCTTCATTCAATCTATTCACAAATGAATCAATTCTACCATCCCTTTTCTTAGCTATATCAATATGACTTCGATCAATAACATCTTCTTCTATAGGAAGGTAGACTCTTTTCACCGTATTGTCTTCTGCGTACCAAAGATATACAGAGGGCTTATGATCAATTTGGTTCGCACTCATACGCATTAATGAACCTGCATTGACAAGAAGCCTACCTTCATGTTCTACTGTAAATGACTGATGATTATCACCAGATACTATTAAATCATAACAAGGAAACTTCCTTAATAATCTTTTAGCGTGATCTGCTTTCTGATCAAACCATAGCTTCTCATCCTGAGACTTGATAACCATTTGATGAACTAGGGCTACATTAATCTTCCTAGCACTTTCTGTAAATCCCTGAATCTTTTTCCCATAGGGGAACTCATGTATTTGGATTTTATCATCATAATTAAAATCATTAGTCATGACACGAAAGTTAGCCATTGACTTACTTAACACTCCCAATCCTGCTTCCTCCCACTTATCTAATCTGTGGTTAGGGAGATCATGTTGTCCTGCTATTGTCACTACCTTTGCTTTATAAAAATCAAAATCCATAAACCAATTAAGTAACTTATCTCCCCATACTGGTCTATGCCCAAAATCACCTGCTACAATTATAGGACATAGATGTTGCAGGGATAGATTATATATGAATTGCAGTTTGTTCATTTGTGCCTTCATATAATCATCTGTTCTACATACTGGTCTATCACTTCTGATATGCCAATCTGCGGAAAGAATCGCACTTACATTACCTTTCATCAATCACTCCTGTATACTCTAGACCATTAACCAATCTCTTTGATTGAATAAAAATAATAGCATCTTTGAAATTACTAAATCTAGCTACCACATTACTATTGCTAAAGTGAGGGTCAAATACATCACCATCAAAAATAGGAGTTTTTGTGATCACTATCTTCTCAGGTTGTACAGGGCAATCCATTATATCGTCTGAATTATTACATCTGCTATTTATACGACAAGAATGTGTATTACTCGGAACATCTATTTTAATATAGCATTCTCCTGCAGGAAATAGATTAACCTTGAAATCCAATGATTCTCCACATTGTCCGAAACCTTGATGTAAATTTAATGTTGTTTCCATATTAATCACCCCTTCCACATAAAGGACATTGTTCAGGCATTAACTTTTCAAATTCTTCTTTATCTAAATCTCTCTTCATTTTTTGGTAAATTATATCGGTCTGTATATCAGTGAGTGTTGATGCGGTTGCTTTTAAATCCTCTAACTTCTCCTTTTTCTCATCTAATTCCTTTAATTCTCTCTCAATTGAATCGATTTCCTTCTTACAATCAACTACACCAGAGTACTTTTTAAGCTCTTTTTGACAGTTTTTAATGCTTTCTACTATGGTTTTGTTTAAATTAACCTTAGTTACTCTTTCAATTCTCTCTTCCTCAAGTGCCTCTATTTCGATCAGGGAAGCCTCGGCTTTTTCGAGGTAGTCAAACCCTGCATAACGGATTTGCGTGGCTTCTAGCTCCGATTTTACCCTTGCACAGACCGTTTTTTCGTCTTTTAGGGTCTTATTTATATTAGCTAGGGAAATATCTATCTTATCTAAATTAACTATATTATTCAGATATGAAGCAACTTCTCCCCCCGACATAGCTAACAGAAAAGGAGAATCGAACTGATTCGCTATATTTAAGGAGGAGAAGTTTAAAAGTTCTTTGACTTCTGTAGGCACACTTTGCCCAAATGAACGGTAAACCATGTCTCGTTCATCAGAATGCACACAATATATATTATCTTTATACTTAGCTCTTTCAATAGATTCTGAGCCTATACCCAATATAACCTTTGTATCACCACCCCATTTACTTCTGAAAGCCTCACCTGATGGTTTGTTGTTTATCACCCAATTGAGTGCTCTGATGATAGCACTTTTGCCTGAATCGGATTGTCCAATAATGACATTGATTCCATCATCAAAGCTGAGTTCAGTTTTCTTGTGTGCCTGAAAATTCTCAATTGTTAGTTGTTTAATCATATAACGTAATTATTTTCCCAAAATGCTCTACAAGCTCGTATTAAAGCGATCTTTCGACCTTTCTTCTTATCAAAATTATCATGTTTACTGCAGACTGTATGACCGTGATACTCTCTTCCATCAATAGTAAGGACAGCTTCTACTCTTCTACGACCATCTTCTGTAACCATTGGTTTCTTCACCATTTCACCAAATTCCCCTACAACATCATTGTAAAATAGTTTGAAATCCTCAACCTTATCCATTGGCAGGTTATCAAAAATCTGTGCTCCTGCTATCCGCTTCAACTTCTCATTATTACTTTTCATTATTACTTTTCATTACTTATCTCCTTTAAAAAAATTATTGTCTTCTAAATAAATACACAATGCATTCTAAATTGTAAAAGCTTTGTCAATTGCCCAACCTTTATTTATTCGTGAACGTAGTGTGCGTACATTGATACCCAAAACTCTTGACCATTCTGCCACTGTTTTTCGGATATTGTTATGGGTAATATAACCATTAGTTCTCTTATTATTTGCTTGTTGTGCTAATGATATCCAAGAACAATTATTCGGTTCATAATCCCCATCATTATTTTCTCTTTCCAAAGAAAATCCTTCTGGTTTTTCACCCATGTCTGCAAGAAAGTTAGCAAATTTATCCCATCTTGCACAATAAGTAATACCTCTGCTTCCATAATTTCTCCAATTCTTTCCTGTTAAACAATTACACCTTCTCTTCATACTTCTCCAAGAATTGTAAGTCGATGAAACCTCTCCCTTTTTAGAGTGTCCATGAGATAAATTTGTATAAGGGAATTTACCCATTTTTTAATCCTTTCAAAATAACATCCTCAAAGTATATACATAAAGCGAACCCATCCCAACTGTGCTTCTTAAGTGGGTACAAGGTTCCCTGATTTTTCTTAGTACCTTTCTCACCAAACCGATCCTTTAACACTCTAGCAATATTAGCATCCTTTGCTCTAGATGTTTTACAGAAATGTAACTGTACTTCTGGTTTGAATACTAAAAAATAATCTTGCCTAGCTTTTTCCAATCTCTCCTGAAATCTCCCTATTGCTTTACAAGTATCAAAAGTAGTCACTCCTACAGGCATACCATAACTCCTGATATCCTCAATCACATAATGAGTGACCCAACATGACCCATGAATATCAAAAGGGATTGTACCATTCTCCTCCTCATGATTGGAATACAGAATCTCCTGCTTATCTGTATTCCAAATACAAACACCACTTTTCTCTGAACCTACATCTATTCCACAAATAACTGCCACTACTCAAACCTCCTTTTTCTTTTAGGTTTAATTTTCTCTTCTATTTCATTCCATTCAGTCTCGACTAAGGTAACTAACTTATCATACTCTTTAGGATTATCTTCCATTAGTTTTATCAAATCAATCCTGTCAATCTCTTCTTCATTCCAGATAATCTTCTTAGCACCACCGTATAAATAAGTCAGCATACTTCCCATATCATCAACACCATAGTCAAACAGTATGTCAAACTCAGCATCTCTGAATGGTTTCGCTACCTTATTACGTTTAAGAACAGCTTTAGTTCTGACACCGTAAATCTTCTTAGTTGATCTAAACTCTTTACTAAGCTTCCCTACCTGTGCCAACCATGCCACTTGGTGAGTAAAGAAATCAAGAGCCTTACCACCTGCTCTGTAATGCTTCGCACC